CAAATTTCTCAATCGTTTATATTTATCAAATAGGGGATCTTCATTAACTACCTTTGCGTACCACGGGATGCCATACCTGTCCATATTCATCTGAAAATGGTTGTTCTTCTGGTGTATCAACACCATTATCAACAAACCCAAAAGGCGCCATATCTTGTTCTATTAACTTCTCTTGTTCTTTATACATTTCTGCTCTGATATTTCTATCAGTCATTTCTTTGAAATACCTTTGATTTGCAACCCAACCTAATATAGTTAGACAAGTCATATAGTCATCATTACAACCTTCTTCTGCTTGCCAACTTTGATTTTTTCTTGTAAAGGTGGACATTTCTCCGACAATATTAAAGTCATTGATAACAAGTTTATCACTCTCAATAATTGCTTTAATATTTGCAGTACCCATTTTCTTAATCTGTTTAGTCATTCGTACACCTAATTGTGAACCTCTTTGACTGAACATTGCACCAAGTATTTGTCCTGCTCTACCTTTTTGTGTAGTCATTAGTATATTATCATATTCTAATTCATAATGTAAACCATCTGAAATCTGAGCGCCAATATCATTGACTTCTACAAGTATATGTGCTTTGTTAAATTGAGTACAAACTTTCGCAATCATTTCAGGAAACAATATAGGTTTAATTTCATTGTCTCTAAATGTTGCAACAACTTTATATGGTAAATCGGTTACATCAAATATAATAAACGCTGAGAAATCTTTTAGTGTACCTCTGGCAACATCAACCGTACATAAGTAAGTATGGCCTTTTATAGGTTCTTCAAAGATACTCAATCGTCCATTTGTTTTAAGTGGTGTCTTATACGGTGTCGCTTTGATTTTAGCAGGACTGATAAGTGTATCAATACTTCCTAAAAACTCACACTCAAACTCACTAGCAAATTGAGACTCACTAGTGTTTCTTATTGTTTCTTCTTTCCACTTATTATCTCTACCTGGTACTTCTGACCAATGTACTTCAATAGGTATGTAATCGTTTTGTCCTGCTTCAGCGTCAACCCATAGTTTATAAAATTGATTCATTCCGTGAGGAGTTGAAACAATAATAACTTTAGTTGACTTACCAGAAGTAATCGTAGGATAAACGGAACTAAAAAATTGTTCGGCAATAGTTGTAGGTACGAAAGCAAACTCGTCAAGGAAGATAATGTTATATGAACCTCCTCGTACAGCACTTGAAGATGTTGCAGCTGCTACTACTTTACTTCCATTCTCTAATTCTATATTACCTTTATTCCAGTTTAACACACCTTGTTGTAACCATTTTGGTAAATTCTCATATGCAAGTTGTAGTCTTCCTAATATATCTCTTGCAGTAGAAGATTTGTTAGCAAGAATTGCTATATTACAATTAGGATTAAACAACGCATAGTGTAATAGATATGATATAGTTGTTGTAGACTTACCTGATTGTCTAGGTAGTTTACAAATCGTAAATCTATTTTCGTGTATTGTATTTACAATTTTTTCTTGGAAAGGATACATATCAAAAGGTACTAGTCCTTCGTCAAGTGAAACAATTTGTACATACTTCTTCATAAAGTATATAGGATTATTTTCACACTTCTTAAACTCTTTAATCTCGTCCGAAGTAAACTCTTGTGGTGTGTTTACTTTTTTTAGATTAGGGTTACCTAGATATGCGTCTGACATAACTTAATCTTTTCCTTCAATTGGTGTATCTTTAAAAGGATCGTTTGCTGTGTCTCTATTATTCTCATCAAACTTTTTATCTTTTAAATGTTTTTGTAGTTCAGCAGTTGAACCTACAAACAAAGCATTCTTAATGTTATTAGTTGTCTTGTTCGGTACATCTTTTAGTTTAGATAATTTACTTTGTAAGTCTTGTAATTTATCAACGGTGTCGGCTACATTTTTAATTAATGCACCTGCGACTTCGTATGCTCTCGGGTGTTGCCCTTCTTTTGCAACATCTAAAATGCCTTGTATTGCGTCTTGTCCTCGTTCAATTAGATTATAGTAATTCTCTCTACTATATTTGTAATCGTTTTCTATATCATCTTTCTTTGGGTCTTCAACTCTAGGTACAGGTACAGACTTCTCTTGCAACATTAATTCTGCTACAGGAGTACTCTCTTCTTTGATACCTAAAATATCATTTACTTTGTCTTCTAGTTTACCCATTGTTTACAATCCTAAAGTTTGTATTTAAAACTATTCTATTATTATATGCACTTGGATTACTACTTGCGTGAAATCTCCATCCATTAAAAATTACACAACGATTTGCTTTTGGTTCAACTCTCTTTGCAATAGTTAATTTTTCTGGTTTCTTATCTTTATTAAAAAACTCATTAAACAATACGGTATCACCATCTGTATCTTGTGGATAATAAATGCAAACAAGATGTTCTTCGTGTTCATCATCAATATGTGCTATATTATACTGACCTTCTTTAAAGTCAGGATGTGGAAACATTAAATTAAATTTTGCTCTTAACAATTCTACTTTATCAAAGTCTTTAGTTAACAGACCTGCTTTACCAACCATTTCAGATAACGAATGTTTTATCGGTTCAATAGCAGGATTTTGTGGACCTTTTTGAGGTTGATTATGTAAATAAACTCTATGTACCATTTGTGTAGATGAAAATGTATTCTCATCTTTCATAATACCTTTATTGTCCATTTGATTAGGTAGAATATCCATAGATAGGATATATGCTAACCTTGTAATGTTTTGTTGAAAGCTATTATTTACAACTTCTGGTAAAACATTGTCTAATACTAGTATATCTTCTTTGTTCATTTTTGCCTCTCATTATGTATCACTTCCACTTGTTGGATCATATTTCTTTCCATCATTGAAGAATGATATATTTGTTGTGAATCCAAAATCGTCACCAGGTTTTGCTGTCGTAGGATTCGGTGTTATCACTATTCTTTCTTCTCTTGCTTTATCTATTGTATCTGTACCAAGGTCTGTTTGTACTCTTTTAACAACACCTTGATTTGTAGATGGTCCATATAGATAAGTTTTTGCAGTAAAGTTAATCGTATAAATTACTGCTCTTCTTGTATTAAAGTCTCCGTCATAATTATCTTCGTATGCAATGTCGCCTATAACAATAGGTACATCACGCTTAATATTTAAGTCTGGTATCATATTTATAGTCACCGTATAATCAGGTTGAAAATACGGAACTATCTGTTCCATAATCTGTAATCCGTTTTCTGCTGTTGCAGTAAAGATAAACAAAGAATAAGTTATATTATAAGGAACAGGTGTATAATTAAACTTCATATTGTTTTGTTGAAAAGAAGTAGAACCATCATCTGTTGTTGTTCTAGTTTTTGTCAACTTATTTAATTTTCTACTAGGGTCATATTGTAGACCAGATATTTCAAAACCCATACGAGGTAGAATAGTTGAAAATTGTGTATCTTGCAAGTCAGGTTGTTGTGTTAATCTTGTAATAAACTTTTCTTTAGGTGCATATGCAAGAGGCACCGTAAATCGTTTTACAACTGAACCATTTGCGTCTTTTGTTTGTACAACAATCTTATTAAAAATCTGACCAAATGCAATAGTCAGTTTTCTTAATCCTTCGTTATAAAAATGTGTTCCGAACATTACTTAACATCTCCAAATGGGTTACTTTCTGTAAAGTCTAATATATCATCTGTCACCGTTGCAGTATCAAAACCAGCAGCCGAATCTAAATCTAAATTATCAGCGTAAACAGATTTTGTTTGTATACTTGTAGCGGCGTCTCCGTCTGTAGTAATATCATCAAATTCTTCTTGTATTACATATTGAGGATTACCATTTGCGTCACCTTGTTCTAATTGTAAGAAACCAGAATAAGAAGACTGATTTAGTGTACCATCTTCAAGTCTAAATTGATATTGTAAACTTGTATCTAATGATAGTCTATCATCTGCTGAATCTATATCACCAATTCCTGTATTAAACTCTTCACTTGAATATTCAAAAGTTTTACATCTTAATTTGTAAACAGGTAAAGAACCTAATTGAAAGAAAGGCTCTTGGTCTTCAACAAATGAAACTTCAAAAAACTTGTTCATTAAAGGATAGTAAATTACATCACCTTCGTTAGGTCTACCGTCTACTACCAAGTTTGCAGTATCATCAACTTGTTCTTGGAATCTTCTCTTTGCAATTACAAAAGTTGTATCGTCTCTTACTTCTAAACCAAACTTACTAATTATTTCTTGTTCGCCTTGGAATCCTTCTACCGTTTCAAAGTACATTTCAACTAGATACGACTCGTCAAACCTAGACGCAGAGTCTTCGCCTAGAATTAAATCTCTATTGACAAGAGTTCTTGGTAAATAGTAAACAGCGTGACCATAGATTTTTAAATTTTCAACGATTAAATCTTCTATTAATCTTTTCTCATTTTGACTACCTATGCCATCGCCGCCTTGAAAGTAATGATTAACGGCCATTTTATTTTTATCCTATTAACATTGCTGGGTTTAATTCAAACGATTGTCTTATTTCTGTTTCTAATTTTTCTACATCTTGTAGTGCTTCAGAATAGATTTGTTGTCCGTTTAATGTAACCCCACCAATCATTGCTACTCCATTAAATTTAGAGAGGTTGGCACCCCATTGTTTTTTAACTAATGCAGTTGTGTATCTCTTTAACCAAATGTCATCATATACATCTGTATAAGTGTCTGGGTCTAGTTTTCTGTATGCGTCAATAACTAGATACTCACCAACTGCTAAGTCGCTTCCCCAATCCATATCAATGTGTAATTTATTGTCGTGTTGATTAAACCTTAATGGTTTTTCACCAACTAATATATGGTCTAGGAAATCTAATTGTCTCATTACAATATCATAGTTGATAACACTTGTAGATGAGAAATCGTAAAGGTCATTTAATCTTAATTGATACCTAACATCAAATAAGTTTAGACTACCTTTATTAGAAAAAGGAAATATGTTAGTAACCGATACAATTGAATCAGGAACAACGATATAACCGTTTCCTGTTTTCCAAGTTGTGGTTACAGAATTTTTTGTAGCACCTTCAGAAGTATCTGTATTAATTCTATTATAATCTGCCTGTGTGTATTGATATTTTAAATATACTCTTTTGATACCGTCATAGTGATATTGTTGATAATATTGTATTGCTTCATCAACTCTATCGTCTACTTGGTCGTCATCAACATTAATTTCAATAACAGGATGTCCCAATGCTCTCTTTGCATATGAGATAAGTGTCTGTCTAGTGTTAGGTATTGCCATAGTTTTATTCCTTTATCTTTAGCAATATTTATAATTTTCCGTGAGGGTCGCTATCCCAATTCGTCTCTTTATCGTCTTTTTTATCAAAATACCAGCATACTAATGCCAATAATACCCCTATACCTAACAAACTTTGTATAGTTGTGTCGTATCTTAACATAAACCATAAGATTTCTAAACCATTTGCACCATCAATTATTAACCAATCAAGTTCTTCTTTT